TGAGCAGGGGTGGCAGCGGCTCGGAGATAACAACCGCGACTTCAGCCGCGAAGGGCTCCGGGCGCTCTCGAAGATGGTTCGGCTCCGGTGGCTCAAGAACCCGCTGATCAAGCGGGCAGTCGCCGTCCAGTGTCTCTACGTGTGGGGGCAGGGCGCGACCCTCCGGGCAACGCACCCGACCGTCGACGCCGTCGTGCAGAAGGTCCTCACCGACCCGACCAACCGCACGGTCCTCGGCGACGTCGAGGCTCTGATGCGGCTGGAGACCGAACTCCAACTCTTCGGCAATCTGTTCTTTGTGCTCTTCACGAACCCGAGCACCGGGCACCTCAAGATCCGGACCGTCCCGTTCGACGAGATCGCCGCCATCATCGCCAACCCCGAGGACGCCCAGGACCCGTGGTACTACCTCCGCGTCTGGACCTCAACGACCTACAACCCCACGACCGGGTTCGGTGAGGTCAAGCAGCACAAAGCCTACTACCCCAACTGGCGGTACAACCCGGCCGGCGGGCACCCGTCACACATCGCAGGTATCCCGGTCAAGGAAGCCGCGATCTACCACGTCAGCGTGAACCGCCTCAACGACATGCAGTTTGGGGTCTCGGAGGTTTATGCGGCTTGCGACTGGGCGAACGCCTACAAGGTGTTCCTCGAAAAGTGGGTCACAATCACAGACGCCCTCTCGAAATTCGCGATGCAGCTCACCGGCGCGAACAAGAAGGCCGTCACTGGTGCCGTCTCCAAACTCCAGGCGATGCTCCCGAGCCTGCAGCAGAACCTCGCTGAGGCCCGGGCACAGAGCGGCGGGCAGGTTGGAGGCATCCTGGCCACGACCCCCGGCACGAAACTGGAACCGATCCGCACCTCTGGCATCACCACAAGCATGGACGACGCCCGCCGGCTCATGCTGATGGTCTGCTCGGCGACCGGGATCAACGAGCCCTACCTCACCGGAGACCCGAGCACCGGTAACCTCGCCACGGCCAAATCGATGGAGCGCCCGATGGAGCTCCAGTTCACCGCCCGGCAATCCCTCTGGTCCTCGGTCCTCGGCAATATCCTCGGCTATGTCATCGACATGGCGGCGATGGCTCCGTCCGGCCCGCTCCGTGCAGGTGCGACGATCGAGATCGACGATGACGGCGACCGGATCGTGACCCTCGGCATCGACCCGGAGACCGGGGAGCCGATGAATCGCAAAGTCGAGGTCAAGTTCCCGCCGATCCTGCAGCACGACCTCCTGGAGATGGTCGATGCTATTGTTCATGCCGGCACCCTGAAGGGCGCCCCCGTCGCTGGCACGATCCCGATCAAGCACCTGACTCGGATGCTCCTCGACGTCCTCGGGGAAGAACACGCCGCCGACCTCGTCGAGGAGTGGTTCCCAGAGGGCGAAGACTCGCAGCCGGATGACAGCGAGGCCGCACTCGCGACAGCGATCGGGCGGCTGGAGACCTACCTCCGGGAGGTGTCGGCGTGACTCCGCTCCGCGACCTCCTCGAAAGCATCACCGCCCTGACGAAGATCTGGAAGCGGGACCGGGCACTCAAACCTATCGAGACGAAGCTCGCCCGGCAGATGGCGAAGGCGTTCCGGGCGCACCGGGCCGTCTTCATGCGGGAGTTCGAGCGGGTCGGCCCGGGGCTCTACGGCGAGGCCTCCGCCCCGCCCGCGATCGAGGGTGCGCTCGAAGCCGCGTATCAGGCGACGCTCGCGGACTTCCTCCCCCCGATCGAGGAGGCTGCCGAAGCCGCCATCGCCGCCGCCGCCCGGCACCGGGTGGCGGAGTTCGGGGTCGACTTCTCGTTCGACCTCAAAAACCCCCGGGCCGTCGCCGCCATCAAAGCACAGGCGGCCGCGTCCGTCGAGGAGATCGACGCGACAACCCGGGACGACCTCACCCGTATCCTGACGCAAGGGATGGAGGAGGGTTACAGCTACCAACAGGTCGCCCGGGCGATCGCGGCGAAGTACGACGAGTACGCGATCCCGATCACCCGGCCCCGACACATCCGCAACCGGGCGGAGTTGATCGCCGTCACCGAGGCAGCGGAGGCGTACGAGACGGGTAACCGCCTGGTCGTCGACGAGATGGCGGCGGTCGGCCTGGAGATGGAAAAGTCGTGGAGCACCGTCGGCGACGATCGGGTCTCCGATGGGTGCCGGGCAAACGCGGCTGTCGGCTGGATTCCGGTCGACCAGGCGTTCCCGAGCGGGCACCAGCACGCGCCCCGGTTCCCCGGGTGCCGGTGCGCTATCCTGTACCGCAGGAGGGTAACAACATGAGTGGGGGACAGGACAGTGTGACAGAGTTCATAGCGGGCATCGTCCCGCTGATTGAGGCAAAGACTGACAGTAACGGCACGATCCCCATCAAGATCATCGATGCCGGGTGGGGCTCGTCGGGCTACTACTCCCGCGAGGTCCTGCAGCAGGCGGCCAACGACCGGGTCTACGCGGCCGGGCTCCAGATGTATTGGAACCACCCGAGCAAGAGCGACGAGAAAGAGCGCCCCGAACGCGACCTCCGGGACCTCGCGGGCGTCCTGACCGAAGACGCCCGGTGGGATGAACAGGGACCGAAGGGGCCGGGGCTCTACTCGCGGGCGAAGATCTTCTCCGCCTACCGCGACGCCGTGGCGGAGATGGGGCCGTACATCGGCCTGTCCCACTACGTATGGGGCGAGTCGAAGCAGGGCGAGGCGGAGGGCAAGAAGGGCGATATCATCACCCGGATCGCCGCCGCCCGCTCGGTCGACTTTGTGACCGTGCCAGGCCGCGGCGGCGCGATCGCGGAGGCGTTCCGGGCTGCCCGGCCCCCAGTACCGACAGACGAACAGAAAACCGAAGCAGGAAAATCCATGGTAGGAGAAAAACCCGAGAAACTCACGCTCGAATCGCTCCGCAAGGAGCACCCCGAGATCATCGAGGCACTCTGGAAGGAGATCGAGAACAGCGCCGCTATGAAGGAGGCGCAGGCACAGCAGGAGAAGAAACTCAAAGAGACCGAGACGGCCCTCGAAGAGGCGAAGGCGGAGAACGCCCGCCTGAAGGAGGCGCAGCTTCTCGTCGAGGCAAAGACGTTCGTCGAAGAGAAGGTCAAGAGCGCCAAGATCCCGGACCTCACGAAGGCGCGGATCGTCGAGTCGCTCGCGAAGGACCCGGTCGTCAAGGATGGTAAGATCGACGAGACGGCCTACGCTGCGAAGATCGAGGCGGCCGTCAAGGCCGAGGCCGAGTATCTCGCGAAACTCGGCGCCGGCAGGGTCGAGGGCATGGGCGGCGCCCCTGCGGGCGGCGCAACCCTCGCGGAGTCTGAAAAGGCCCTCGCGAATCGCATCAAGGCATTCGGAGGCAACTGAGCATGGCAAAGAACGAAGTCTATTACCCCGGTGACACGCTCCCGCTCCCCGTCCCGGCAGGGACCAAGAGCGGGGATCCGGTTGTCGTCGGCACCATCGCTGGCGTGGCACTGGAGAATCGCGACGCGGCAGGAAATGCCCCCGTCCGCGTGAGGGGGGTTTTCAAGCTCTCCGTCACCGGGCACGACGGGACGAGTAACAAGGCGATCGTGGTCGGTGACAAGGTGTATTACACCGCCCCGGTGGGAGAAGCCCCGGCGACCATCGACGTCAACGCGACCACGGGCGCGGAGTATGGGGTTGCCCTCGGAGCAATCGCCAGTGGCGCGACCGATGCGGTCGTCGCAGAGATTCCGGTCGCCCTCAAGGGAGGGATCTGAACATGGCAACAGTTGACGACGTGATGGGGGACATCACCAAGGAAAACGCATCGATCAAGAACTTCTTCGGCGAAGCGGGCGTCTCCGTCTCGCAGATCTACAGCCGAATGAGTGAGGCCGATCGGGTCGCGTTCAACCAGCGCGTGATCCGAACCCTTGACCTAATCGAGGCCGTCCAGATCGGAGATGTCGGCGCGAACCGTCTCCGTGAGGCGATGGGCGCAAGCGACTTCCCGCTCCTGATGGGCGTCGCGCTCAACCAGACGATGGTCGGCTCCTACAAGGCGTGGCCGGTCTCATACCCAGCATGGGCGATGGTCGGGCAGGTTAACGACTTCCGCGACGCCGAGCGCTACGAGGTCACCGGCGGGGACGGCACACTCCCTGAGGTCGGGGTACAGAACGAGTATCCCGCGACCACGCTCGCAGAGGCGAAGAAGTCCTTCCGGGTCAAGAAGTACGGAACCCGCATCCCGCTCACCTGGGAGATGATCCGGAACGACGCGATGGGCGCGTTCGCTGACATCCCGCGCCGGTTTGGCCTGGCAGCCGCCCGGACTGAGGAGAAGTTCGCCACCAGCTTGATCGTAGGCGCGAGCGGCCCCGACTCGACACTCTACTCAGAGGCACAGGGCAACCTGCTCACCTCCCCGCTCTCCGTGGTGGCCGTGCAGGAGGGTTTCCAGGCGATGAGCGAGATGACCGATGCCGGCGGAGAACCGATCCTCAATCGCCCCACAGTCCTCGCCGTGCCTCCGGCGCTGGAGGTGACCGCTGACAACATCATCAACGCGCTCATCATCAAGGCCCGGACAAGTGGCGGCGGGACCAGTGAGCAGGAGATCGAGACGACAAACTGGATCAAGGCTGGCGGGCTCAAGAAGGCCGTCCTTCCCTATGCGCCGATCCTCGCCAAGACTGCAAACGCCCACACACAGTGGTATCTGTTCGCCGATCCGGCCGAGGGTCGCGGGGCGGTCGAGGTGGCGCACCTCCGCGGGCACGAGGCCCCGGCGATCTTCATGAAGAGCCCGAACGCGATCGGTCTCTCCGGGACCGCTGCGACTGCCTACGAGGGTGATTTCGACACGGACTCGATCCAGTTCAAGGTCAGGGCGGTGTTCGGCGGTCGGCAGGGTGACTATCGGTTCACGGTCGGCAGCACCGGTGCAGGCTCGGGGACGTAATCCCCCCCTCCCGGAGGTGAGGTGATATGGGTAAAATCCCGCCGACTCCGGTCACTGTAACAGATAAACTCCTCTGTGACGCCATCGACGGACAGAAGGAGATCATCAACGAACTGCGAGCAATCCGCACTGAGATCCGGGGCGAGGGCAAGCCCCGGCCCCGCCGCCTGAAGGAGCCGAAGGAATGACATTCACGTACGATCCCGGCACCCCGACCGGTACCGTGCGGCTGCTCTGCACCGACCGCGATCCTGACTACGAGATCTTCACCGACGAAGAGATCGGCGTTTTCCTCTCGCTCAACGAGCAGGATGTCCGGCTCGCAGCC